CTCTGATTCGTCCCTCATCACCGACAAGATAAGACCAGACTTTAATATACTTTCGACCTTCTTCAATTTCGAGTTGAGTGTAAACGGAACTGCCAGATTCAATTGCATCAACCTTCCAACGGTTGTTGACACTTTCCAACAAACATTCAGTCAGATAGTGTGCTTTGTATTGTGGAGCGCAGAATGTCATAATGAAATAAGAACCTTACACTATAAGGACAGTTTGGAGGTGAGTAACTTTAATCCATAGCAGATAGCAGAGGTTTGTTGATACGTTCAACACAAATATCGTAGTATTCTTGTTCCATCTCCATACCAATAAACTTTCTATTTGTGTTCATACACGCAACACCAGTTGAACCAGAACCCATGCAATTATCAAGAACAGTATCACCTTCGTTTGAATATGTTTTTACCAACCATTCACATAAAGGTACAGGTTTCTGTGTAGGATGTACTTGTTGCTGTGCAGAAAAGTCGCGACTGATGTTAAGAATAGACTTAGGATAACGTGTGCCTTTGTTCTCAAACTCTGTGCGTGGTTTCATACCATAACCATGGTCATTCTTGCGACCAACATAACCCTCTGGGTTCTTTGATTTTCTTTTATATGGGTCGCCAACTTCCATCTGTGGATTATACGTTCCACCACTTTCTTTATAGAAGATGAGAATATTCTCATGTGTTTTCATTGGTCTATACTTAGCAAGACCAGGAGATCCACACTTATTCTTATTCCAAACCAACTCATATCTAAACCATTTAAGTTTAGAACAAATCAACTGTGCAGAGAATGGTTGAGAACCAAACAGAACAATTACACCTTTTGGTTTTACAATACGACCATATTGTTCCCACATCTTGTTAAAGTCAAGAAGTTTGTCCCACTTGATGTTAGTAGTTGCATAAGGTGGGTCGCAGCAAACCATATCAACACTATTGTCTGGAATTTCTTTCATTAATTCAAGACAATCACCCTGCAATAGTTTAGAGGAGGTCATAAAGTTTATGAACAGATAGTTTCTTTTCTACAGACTTAGTATAGCACGAAACAATGAATTTGTATGCTTCATCATAACTACGTTCAACAGGAATGATGTTACTCTTCCACTGAATCTGAAAAGGCAAGTTATTACCATTCGGTGTCAGTTTCTGTAAAGTTTTAAGAGAGGTCAAATGAACTTGACTGTCATCCTTATTCACAGAAATGATATAGTAGTCGCGATTATTCTCCTCTCCAGAGTTTTTCAACAGTGCAGTTTCAAACTGTTCCCATCCACGAACCTCAATATCATTCTCATCAAGGTTAGTCAAAGCATAAAGAACTGCTGCCTTTGATGAAAAATTGTCTGCTGCACCGTTACTATAAGAAGATGATTTAATTTGAATAGGATGTCCAAATAATCTTACATCAAACCAATGTCTTGGTTTAGATCGCTCTACAGCATCACTATACTTTTCTTCTAGAAGTTGAATAACAGTCTCCTCATCATCAAGACTATTCACGCGACCATCTTTACGACTTTCGCTGATAGTAACTAGACCTGAGAGATATTCAACTGCTTCAGTCAATTCAGTTGGAAAGTTCATAATGAAATCAAGTGACTACAATAGTATAACACTTTGAAGGTGAGTAACTTTTAACTCACCAAGTTTTCTCCATCAAAAAGTTTGCACGACTGAACTCATGGCGATCAACAACTTTGAACATACCATATTTGTTGGTGATGACATAACCTTCATGCAGAGTGTGCATGTTGCCAATCATACATTCAATGTCGTCACGTTCATCAATGAAGCAGAACAAATCTTCCTTGATAGTTGCAACCAACTTCCACAATCGCATCACATTGACATCAATATCAAATTTTTCTGCAATTTCATTTTCATCGATGTCATCTTCTTCACGAATGCAGTCGTTGATGTGTTTTTTGACTTTTGTTGCTGTTTTGTCATCTAGAAAACTATATTCACACAATGTTGCCATCTGTTTGGCAAACTTGCAAATATCTGCAAGGTCTTCGCGATAAGAATGCAAAGATACTTCAGGTTGCACAAACAAACATTCATCAGTGCTGATGAGTTTACTTGTCAAAGGTGCTGCACATACATTACGAAGGTCATCACCATTACCGTAGATTGTATGTGGTGCAACAATAATATCTTCTGTGATTATTTTAGGAAAGATGTAAGTAACCGTGTTGGGGCGATAAGTATCAGAGCCACCAAACCCAATAAAATCACCTTGAATGATAGAACTTGTGCGAGGTAAGCAATCAAAACAAGTGTGAAGAATACGCGCAACTTTACCCTCATAGAACGTATCAATTTCTTCATGAGAATGTGCAATGCGAATCTTTACTTTATTGAAGACTGCTTTGGTGCCAACAAAAAACATTCCATTGGCAGGATTACGTCCCCAAACAATAGCAGGAGAACCATCCATCTTTGTGCTAATGATACTATCAGGTTCAGAGAACCAGTCAAGAACTGAAAGATTGCCAGTCAGAATGGCATCTTCAGGATGTTCGATGTGAGTGTTCTTCATACTACTAAAACAGTTTGGAGGTGAGTAACTTTAATTGGTCAATTACTCTCGTCAAAGAGCAAAGTAATTAAATGGGAAGTTTACCGACTTCAATGCGTTCTTTTGCTCTATTAAAATACTCCAATTCTCGCTCAATTCCAATGAAGTTTCTATTTTCTATTTTTGCTGCGATTCCAGTTGTACCCGCACCCATACACGGGTCCAGCACAGTATCACCCTCGTTAGAATAAGTTCTTATCAACCAACGATACAAATCAATAGGTTTTTGTGTGGGATGATGTTTACCCTCATCTTCTGCTGTTTTGAAATAGATTACGCTCCTTGGATAACGTGTTCCCTCATCATTCTTGACGTGAACTGCTTTAGTTTGCTTCCCATATTGTTCTGCATCTCTTACTGCTTTGCCCTTATCATATGGTTTGCCCGTTGTCATCTGGGGATTGTATGTTGGTTGTTTTTTATAAAACACCACAATATCTTCATGTGCTCTCATTGGTTGCTTTTTAGCATTAAGATAACCAGTTGCCTTGCTCTTTTCCCATACCAAATTATATTTGAAATCTCTGTAGTTTGTAGAAATCAATACAGACGTAAATGGTTGTGCTGCTGTAGAAATAATAGCACAATTTGGTTTACAAATAACATCAGCAACCTCCCAAAACTTATCATAGTCAATGATACGATCCCATTGATTGCGAGACTTATTAAGTGTACCGTAGGGAAAATCTGTCAGCAAAAGGTCAATGCTCTGGGGTTCAAGATTACCCAGAACATTGAACATATCATCGTTATATAACATCACTTGATCAACCATTCCACAAACTCATTATACACCACACTGTCAAGTTTGAAGTCTTCACGATACTGCTCATTGTAGATAGAGCGGGAAGATGAACGTTTACGAGAAGGATTCACAAAAAAGATTTTCACTTCTTTACCTGTCATTTTCTTGAAGAAAGCAGGATAGTATGCAAAAGCATCTTTGCCACAAGCATTTTGTCCTGCAAAGATTGCATACTCTACATTGTCAGGAACTTCAGGAGATTGCTCCAGTTCGATGAAGTCCATCACTGCACGTTTGAGATAGCAAGCATCCAAATAGCACTTAGATTCCACTGCCTTCACCATCACACCATTATGATAGATATGCTTATCAACCTGAAGATTCTTCAGACAAGTACCATTAACCTCTTCAGTTCGTTTGTAATCATTTTTGCGGGCATCTAGACCCAGTTCTTCACAAGTGCGCTCAATCAGATTCTCATAGACTAAACCAGATGCAGAACGTGCAGCACCACCACCTAACTCAAAATGAGTCTGGGGAAGTTTATCAACTTCAGTCTCATAGAGTTCAGAGATTGCAGTGAAAGTCATAAAAAAACCGTTCTAATACTGGAACACTTTGGAGGTGAGTAACTTTAATTGCTTCAACTATGGTTATACATAAACTCATCAAGAGTATAACCTTCATCGTCGGTATCAGTTTCTTCAATAAGTTCTTCAATGGTCAGTTCATGCAACCATTCAAGATGTTCTTCCATTGTCATATCGACATCAGGGTCAAAATCATCATGACACAAATACTCGTATTCGTGTTGAAGTGCATCGATTAGTTGTGCTCTGGTGTATTTCATAATAAAAAAGAGGGATTGCTCCCTCACAATATCATTCAGCAATGGTATTGATGGTGCTTTGAACTTTCTCCATCAATGCAGTGCGTTGTTCAGCAGTGATAAGATTGTTGCGTGAGAAGTTAATGAAGGCAACAAGTCCAACCACTTCCATAATACCGTTGAAAACAGGAATGCTGTCAATAACCATCACAACTTCATGAAGAACAAGTTGTGAGACAATAACAGCAAACAGAATGCCAGAAGTGATTCCAACATTTTTGAGAAGTTCGTTAGAAACATTCTCTTGAACAAAGGTTTTGACTTGAATGATTTTGTCTTGCATTTGTTGTTTGTTAGTTAAAGTGAGGTTGAGTGTCCCTCACACTATAGAAACACTTTGGAGGTGAGTAACTTTATTTCAGTTCAATTCGGTCAAACAAAAGCATAGAAAGGTCAAAGAACAAATCTTCATCCATTTCACCCATTGTTTTGTCCAATGCATCAGTGACCAAATCTTGCATCATTTCTGCATATTTCTCATTTTCATAGATGTTGTTAATAACATCATTTTTTACGGCGTCAGCAATCTTACTGATGGTTTTGTGAGAGAGTGCCATAATTAAATAGTTGAATGATGAAACCCCTATGAAATAAGTTTCGCAGGGGTTGTAGCGTCTTGTAGGTGCCTCTGGTGAGGTCTACACTATAAGAACAGTTTGGAGGTGAGTAATAATCAGATGCCTGCTTTTACTGCTTTATGTGCTAAACCAAGAAGTTTTGTGCGTTCTGCACCTTTAGGTGGACGACCATTCTTTTCAGTGAAGTCTTTAATAAGTTCTGCTTTTCGTGCTTTCAATGCAGCACCTTTCTCTTTATTTCTAGCAGCATCTCTTTCCTTTCTAGTCATTCCACCACCACCTTCATGCTCCCATTTACGACGCGGTGCTGATTCAGTTTTCTTCTCTTCTTTCTTCTTAGTGGTGAGAAGTTTAGTTGCTGCTTTTTCTGCTTCTTTGGATGCCATTGATGCTGCTTTTGTTGCTGCTTTGGTGTTACCACCAGATGCTTTTGCAGCAGCACGGGCTTTTGCTTCTGCTCTTCTTCTTTCTTTTACTTTATCAGCATAAGATTTTGCAACTTCTTTACTACCACGTTCTTGTTGTGGTTGTTCTTCTCTTTCAGAACGTTGACGTTGTTGTCCAATATCTTTGCGATCTTTATATTCTACGGGTTCCATTTTACCACCACCAACGGCACGCATTCTACGGCGTTCTGGTGTGCTTTTCTTTCTTTCTGCACCAATACGTCCACCTTCGCCAGTTTTGCGAATCTGTGATGAACCCATCACATCACGGTCATAAGCTTCAGTAATGAATTGTGCGAAGGTTTTCATCTGCAACAGTGAATGTCTCCTGTTATTTATTACAATAACACCCCAGCACCCACAATGGAGCACTGGGGAGACAGTTTATCAGTCGTCTACTTCCTCTTCTTTACGCAGTCGCTCGCCTGGTTTTGCTACCAGTCCTGCTTCATAAAAGTATTTTACCCTTTCACGACGTGCTTGAAGCAGCATATCATATTCTTCTTTTTGTTGTTTGGTAAACTTAAAGTCTTGACGACGCCAAGTTTCTTTCAGTTCTTGAAGATGAGGCAGCACGTTTACAGTATCAGTCATTGTTTTCAGTAGTCGATGTTTCCGTTGAGGTACTCTTTGATGTTAAACTCTTTTTGGTCTTGAATAATGTCTTCAAGATCTTCTGAAGTGAAGTCGAAGTTTTCCATTTCTTCAACTTGAATGTCGTCGAACCAGTCCATAAGTGTTGTGCTTACAATAATAAAACAGTTTGGAGGTGAGTAACTTTTTATGCCATCAATGCTCCTTCGGGAATATCAGTGACTTCAGGATCTTTGTCGTTGAACTCATTCATATCGTAACATACCCACTCATTATTGCGGAAAATGTAAGCATATTCTTCATTGTTGTTTTTGTCCAGATACTCATTCATTGTCATCAGACTGGGAGGGCAATCTTCACCCCGTGCAGAATAATACTCGGGTTGGTTGTCATCGCCCCAGCAGGATGACATATCGCCACCATCAATCAGTTCGGAAACTTTCGCCTTCGTATTGTAGTGCGTTTTGAGAATCCGACCCAACCAAGAAGGATAACCGTCATAATGATGATAACAAGAAAGAATGTTGTTGTCATTGAGTTGAATTCCCAGTCGTGCTCTTGTTGCCATTGTGATGGATGAGTGGTTACACTATAAGGACACTTTAGAGGTGAGTAACTTTAATTACTTCTTCTTTCTTGCATTGCGAGTAGTGTTTCCAGTGGAATCCACGCGGGGTTTTCGTTTCCGAACTGGACTTGTACTTCTGTTATTGTTTTTTCCAGTTGACGATTCCACGTTTTTCTTGTGTTTTTTACTGGACTCAAAGGGTTCTCCATCTTTATGAGTGATGCTGCATTGTCGTGTTTTTAGTTTATACCTTTCAAGGTATTTTTGCAAGTGCTCTTTACATTGAAAATGACACACTGTAGTTCCGTGTTCTAACCTCCACGGAAATGTGTCATAATGTTTTTTATCCATAGTTAGTGACAAGAACTTCTTTCACATCCAAAGTTGATGTACCACGTCCAGCAGTATATTTGGCAGACATTTCTAACACATTGCAACCTTCAAAATTGCGTTGGTAGAATCCATCTCCAATGTCCTTATTTGAGTAAGCAAATTTACATCCAGACTCGGTAAGATAACGTGCCAGCCTAACTTGATCGTCTTCAGTAAAACCACCTTGATAGAGAACAATGCTGTCACGATATGGTGGGTCAGCATACAACCAGTCACCAGACTTTGGTTGATAAGCAGCAAAGTCACCATTTGTGATAGTTGCCTTCTGAAGGAAAGATGCAACATTCTTGATCTTATTCACATCAAAAAATGCTTGCTTCTGCAAACAAGTTCCAGGAGGTGTAGAATACCTCTCATTACATTTCTTGTATGCTTTCCACATACCATTGAAGTTCACTTGCAACATGAACAACAATAGTGCAGACAGATATACATCAGACTTGCCCTCATTTTGAAGACAATAAATCTCACGCAAGTCGTAATAATATGCCTTGCGGTCTTCTACTTCAGAAAGACTCAACCACTTCTCAACACATTTGAACCACTCACCAATAACTTCATCACTGTTATATGCTAGGGTAGCATACAGCAATGTCAACTCACCATTCCAGTCATTCACCACAAAGTTTTTATTCGGATACTTCTCATAAACCCATAGAGAGTTAGTGAGTCCACCAGAAAACAAATCAACGAACTGGTTGAAGTCTTCTTCTGGAAAAAAGTGTGGTGCATACTGTTCCAACATACGCTGTTTGGAACCAGTCCACTTGAATAATGGTTGAATGGTTGTCTTCATTGGTGAGTGCCTAATTGAACTATTATATCAGTTTTTGTGTTGAGATGCAACTTCAACCAGAAGATCTTTAGTCAATTGACTGTAAGGGAGAACATAAACATTTTCTGCAATCTCACCCTTTTTTTGAGACTTGATAAGTTTTTTAGCAAACAGTTTGCTACATTTATCAGTTTCTTTCTTACCTTCAGTAATATAAAGAACTGTACGGGTGCCATAGCAACCATCACGCAACTTTTCAAGGTCAAAGAATACCTTTTCTTCAGTGGTGCCACTCTTGTCACCACCTTTTAACTCTACAATAGCATCTAACTCTGGACAGTATCCATCAGTGAGGAAATAACTAAACCCACATTCAGCATATTCTGAAGGAACATCATGACGTATAGTGCCAACATAAGGGATGCCAAGTTTTTCACAGTCACCTTTCTTTTTTACAAGAGTAAGACCATTTTGATTGAAAAACTCACGGAGCATTTTCTCACGCTCTGCACCAGAACGCGCTGCTCCATGAGTATCATTTTGGTTTTGGTTAAGATAAGACATAATAACTTTGGTTCACAACTAAAACAGTTTCAAGGTGAGTAACTTTTATCCATACAGATCAGAATCTCTATATCTTTGTGACTTATATTCAGAGCAATTAGAACTTTCTCTTGTCTTGATATATTCTACTTCATTCCAATACCAATTATGACATAAAACCAGTGTATGCACTTTCTTGTGCATATTGACTAAATCATCTGGTTTATCTTTTACACCAATCTCAATAGTAAAGTAGTCTTTGCAAACAAAATATACCCACCCTTCGGTTACTAAACCAAGAGAGTCTGTCCACTTAACATAGTCATTTACTTTGGGTCGGTAGGTCATAGAAATGCTCTCTCTAATGGATTTAGGTTGAGTTGCATTGCCGAATATGGTGTAGTGTTATCAACATCTACTTCAGCACCTTGTTTGATACTGGTGACTGGTGCAAGGTAACATTGTTTTTTGGTGTTGTAGAATCCCCAAATACTTTTTGCAACAGCACCATCGTTGTAAGTGAATTTAGAATGATTGCAACACCAAATAGCAATGAGGTTGCGTTTGAACGGAAGAACCTCATAGGTGAAACCTTTCGGGGGTTGATGGGGGAAATCATAAGGAAGTTCGAGCATCAGGTAGTAAATTCTTCAACAATACAAGAGTCAAGTTCTTCTGCTAGTGTATAAACACGAGCATTCTGAATGTTGTGACGAAGTTGTGGATAATGTTCTACATTAAACTCTTGGTCTTGTGTAGTAATTAAGTCAAAACATTCATTATCATTTTCTGCAATAACATTCCATAGCCCACCATATTCTGACTGGGGAAAAGGAACAAAATGCTCAACAATGTAGAGATACTTATCCATCTTTGTGTGTAAATTACTCCTCAATATTAGTATAATAATTTGTGTTAGTCAACTTTGATATTTGTCTTTGTAGTTCATATTTGATAGGAATGAGATGATTGTAGAGAAATGTTTTGTATTCATTATCTTTTAACAATGAAACTAAATTTTCTACTTGGTTCAATGCAAGGGCAAGTCTTTCCTCTTCAGTTGTTGTATGCTTTGGTGATTTGAATAGTGTCATACAGGAAGTTTTGCAACAGTTTTTTTCTTTCGATGCCTATCTATAAAGTTTAACGCAGACTGACGATTACGACAGACTTTAAGAACATTTGCTTGATGAACTACTGCAAGTTGTGTGTCACTACCACCAATAGGAACAGCAGCATACATCATAGGGTCATCATATTTTCCAACGATGAACCCTTGTTCTACTGGTTTAGGGTCTAAAATGTCAGTTTTAGTTTGTGTAACTTTCATCGACGAATCTCCGAAATAGCAGGTTGTCCTTGATTGAATACAGTATCAACAACTGCCTGCACTTTGCGAGCAGTGGAGATACCTACCTTATCATAAGTGGGGACACAAACAAGACCAAATGTCTTAGACTTATCACCCAGTCGAATGACACGACCGATGGACTGACTGATGCCAATGTAGTCCATATTCCGCATAAAGATCACAGCTTCCAGTCCATTGACATTGATACCTTCAGACAGAATGCTGTGGTGAATAACAACAAACTTCTTGGTTGCATCCTTACCCCAAGCATTCAAAGTTTCAAAGAACTTCTCACGGTTGACTTTCTGTCCGTCAATGATAGCACCAGTCTTGGAAGTGATAGTCATCCAAGAATAACCACGTTGTGCAAGTTCAGCACAGAAACTAGACTGTGAAATAAGACCAACAATTTGCTTGGTAGTGCGAGCACAAATCAAAGTCTTGTTGATATTATTGTCATCAATAGTTTCCAGCAGGTTGTCAGAGTCTTCTGCAAATACAACCTTACGACCTTGAACCATAGGCAGTTGTTTGACTACAACTTTAGGAGGCAGAATGTAACCACCATCAACAAGTTCAGGTGCAGGAACATTCACAAGAACCTGACCATAAATGTGACCCCAGTTCATTCCAGGTTTCTTGAAAGTAAGAGAGTGTTTCGGAGTCGCAGTAAAGAAATAGCAACGATCAGCATCGTCACTGAAAAACTCAGTAGCAGGAAAGAAGTTGCGTTTGACACTATTATGCGCCTCATCAAAGTAAATAGTATTCACCTCAATATCTGCCTGACGCAAACGGTCAAGAGAATTATATGTGGTAAAAATCAAAAGATTCTCACCAGCAGTGCGAGCACAGTTGGCAAACAGTGCAATCTTTTCTGGTTTGGTTGTAGAGAAGTGATGTGTCTCACCACTATGAACGTGCATAATGTGAGTATGAGAAGCATCAATAACTTCCAAAAACTCACTACACAGTTGTTCTGCAAGAAGAATGCGAGGAGCAACAACAACTGTAGTGGTTCCGTTGTTGATAGTATCGTGACGACGTTGAGTGTCCATGATCATTGTCAATGTCTTGCCACCACCAGTGGGGACAATCATTTGACCTTTATCATATTTCTCCATACGCTCAATGATACGTTCTTGATGCGGACGAAGTGTAATCATAATGTAGTCAGTTGTATAACTCAAACAGTTTGGAGGTGAGTAACTTTTATTCTATAAGAATAACCCCTCCTAACTATTCAGTCAAGAGGGGTTGATTTGCTTCAAACGCTCAACCAGTTGATGTGCATATGCTTCCATTTTTTCTGGATGAATAGCTTTAATACCAGAATCTTTGACCGCATTTTCAATACTTTGAATTTCGGTGTCAGTAAGTTTTTTACCTTGTGATGAAAGTGTCATAAGAGTTGTTTGATATGTGTATATCATAACAATGTTTAGAGCAGAAGGTCATATCCTTAATAGTTTCTTCTGCTTTCAGCAACGTTTCTTTATAAAAGAACTACTATCGCCATTTTGAAGTCCCTTTGTCAAGGTTTTCCCAAAAGTCATTCCAGTCTTTATCATTTGCTACCTCAATATTATTATTGGGTAACTTATCTAAAACTTTCTTACATTTGGTTGCATACTTATCATAATATTCAAATGAACTTTTAACTTCTTCAAGTAAGTCCATCAACAATTCATCTGGTGTTGTATCTTCATCAGACAAATAGTCAAATACTACTTCACTCAAACGTTCTTTACGTTGTTCAGAATAACTTTTCATTCGTTCCATCGTTTCGTTTTCAAATACTCTAACACATCATTACGAACATCCATTAATTCATGATAACATTTTTGATTATGAGCACATTGACGAAGTTGTGGATCAGGTTTCAATACACTTTCAATAAACAAATCTAAACCACGATTCCATTTCTCTTGTTTGCTTTCATTGTCTTCAATACTGTTTTGGTCCATCATTTGATAACAACCTCCACTTTACAATTAGGATTTGTTTTTTGTAGTTCCTGCACAACTTCAACTTTTTGTTGATGAGTCATTTGATCAATTATTATGACTCTGGAAGCAATACGGTTGATGTCAGTACACGAAAGTTCTACTGCTGCTAAAACTTCTAGCATAGAATAATACCATTCTGCACTATTTAACAAACATCCCAATCATCATCCTGTACTTCATTCATCCAAAAGAAATACTTATTACTAATAGACGAAAGAAATACTTTTCCATCCTCTCGTTTCTCTACACGACAAGAATGCAAACTATTCATCTCATTAGCAAAACGATTCTTTGCTTTCTTACTCTTTGGTTTTACACAAATAAACTCAGTTTTGATCTTAGTGTTCATAATGTCTTTAGAGTGTTCTTAAGTGCTTAAAGCTTTTCTATCAACCGGGACAAAGGTAGTCTAATGGGTTTTTAGGTATCTGTCAAGCGATTAGAAAAGTATTTGACTTCTTCAATATTCATATATTCATTGAAGAGTTTCTGTTCCATTTCTTGTGCTTCTACTTCCCATGGTTGGTCCGAATAGTCCGTATAAGAGTGGTCTATGCCCCTCCAGAAGCGTTTAGAACCTTTATCCTTAAGATGACCCTTGACGTGTTGATAAACGTGCCACAGTTCGTGTAACAGAATAGTGATGTACTTATCTACATCAAGACGGTTATGCATCTCAATTTCAAACTTTCTTGGACGCCAATCACAGTCCATCACAGTACACCACCCATAGACACCTTCACGAAGAAGTCCACGATGGTTTACAATGATATTGATTTTATGACGTGGGAGATAGTTCTTTACGAACCAGAAAACAACATCTTCACAACGTTGTTGACTGTATCTGTAACCAGAAGTTTCAAGACAGAGCATTGATCGCAGCAGCAGTTACACGGGTTCCCCAGTTCATCATCCAGAAGAACGAAGCAATGAAGATTAGTTTGTCTGTGGTGGTCATTCCTTTTGCGTGTGTCCACATACTATAAAACCCCGTCAAGCAAAACCTGACGGGGTTGTGACA